CGGATGTCGCGCATCCAGCTGCTGAACACGTCGTCGAGTGCGTCAAGGTCGCCCTCGAGCCCCGCGATGTCAGACCGGCCAAGGTCACGCGCTGCGGGAAGGTGACGCCATGACCGGGAGCGGGCGTTCTTGACCCCGATCACGTCGATCATGTCGATCCCGGTTTCGATCCCGGCGCCGTCCCGGGAATCGTCTGCGATCATGCCGATCTCGGTGAGATCAGCTGTCTCCGGGTGGGCGTTGAGCGGCACCAGCCGGCCCAGGTTGTTCGGGTCACCTAGGTAGGCGGCGTGCCACACCATGCCCGGTTCGTGGAACTCGAGGTGCCGCAGGACAGTGCCGTTTTCGGCCCATTCCCTGATGAACGTGCACTCCTGCAAACGCCCATACTTGTACACCGGGATCGTTGCATCGGCGTCGACCACGGAGATCAGCGGGCCATCGGGGTCGATATCCCTATCCCAGCCGACCCTGAGGTAGACGTGACCCAACGCGGCGCACGTCTCAGCTGCCTCATGCAGTTGCGACTGAGCCTGATCGGAGATCAGATCGTCAAGCCGTTCCTGAACAGCCTCGTCAGCGGAGAGGATCGACGGCGGCTGACCGAACAGTAGATCGGCGGACACCTGGGCGATCTCGGCGGCGAGAGGCACGTGCAGCTTGGTGCGCTGCTCCCCCGATGAGGTTTTCTCGCCCCAGAAGAACCGGGAAAGGACTCCGGCTACGCCGTTCTTCCGGAAGTACGTAGACGCGTTGGTGGGGTTGTATCCGTAGTCGCCACCGTAGACACGGGATAGCTCGTCCGGGTCGCCGCACCACCAAGCTGACCAACGATCCAGGTCCCAATAGACCTTCTCGAAGGCCTTCGGCGGCCATGGCTGATTTGGATCTGGAAGGGGCAACGTCTACCCCTTCCAGGCAGAGTCAACGGATACAGCGTGATCACGCAGCAGTTGGCATGCCCGCGATTGGCACAACGTTCTGCCAGAGAACCCGGGACGACTTGATCCCATAGCGGAGAGCGTCCAACCCGTGGTCGTTCTCCTTCAGCGGCTGGTCGATGCCCTTCTCGGCGGCCTTCTCGTCCCACACGTACCCGGGAACCTCGTCAAGGAGGTCCTTGCAGGACTCGTGGATGACGAGGCGATCCGTGGCGAACAGGCTCGACACCATTTGGATCCCGGCGAGGACGTTGTTGTCCCCGTTCCGGGTGTGTGTCGCACCGTCACGGCGCAGGGTGTGCTTGAAGTCAGCGGCGGCAGGGTCGACGACAATCCACTGCGGGTCATCCGGCGGAATCCACTTAAGGATCGCATCCGAATACTCGGTGTTCGTCATCGCGTGCCCGTTGACCCGAGAGTCATAGCGCCACTCCCTGGTGGCGATCAGCCTGCGGTCCTGCGTGACACCGATCATCACCGCGTGCAGCGGATTGGTCGTGCCATGGTCAATGCCCAGCGCAGGGTGCCACCAAATCGGCGGTAGTTCTCCCCTGACGATGTGTTTCGTCTCGTCGAAGGACTGGTACACAGCCCCTTCGGCCTGAACCCACCGGCCAAGCACATTCCGTTGGAAGAACACACCGGTCATCGCAGATTTGATGTCCGAGATGATCTGCGGGTCTAGCTTGGTGTTGTCCTCAAGGGTGAAATGCCACGACTTCAACCTAAGGTTCGGGTCACCCTCGCGGAGCAGGTACTTCTGCCGAAGCCAGTGCCGCGGCCCCGACGGGTTCGTGGTGAGGACCATGCGACTGCCGGGCACGGACATACGTGCCATGGCCTGGACCACGAAATCCTGTGGAATCAGCGTCGCCTCGTCGATAGCGATCAAGTACGCCGTGAGGCCACGCAACTTACCCTCAGCCAGGGCGTTGGGTGCGCCGATGAGATGCACATCCCGGCCCAGGATCCGCGCAATCGACGAACCACGAACGTGATGCACATGCTGGGCGAACCCGCCGAACAACATCGGATCCTGCAACGGCTCGATCATGTTCCGCTCGATAGTGGGCAACGTGCGCCCACACGCCAAAATCAGCCCGGACTGCGGCGCGTTAGCGATACCGATCAGGAACGAGACCAGACTCGCCACGGTCTTTCCTGATCTTACCGCCCCATGCCACAGCCCCACGCGGGAATCCAGTGACTCCACAACGCTACGGATCTGCTTCGGCGTCAGCGGCAGATCATCCAGGATCCTCAAGAGTCGTCATCCATCACAGCGTTGAAAGCCCGGAGGCTATCCGCCATACCCAGGATCAGACCCTTAGCCTCCTCAACCCCACTGTCCGCGTGATCGTGCTTCTCGACATCCATCGAGACCTTCAACGCAGCCCCAACCGACCCCATAAAGTCCTTCACATCCCGAGCCGGCGGCAAACTCAACATCACAATCTGCCCAGACGGAGCCACAACCTCAGTCGGCTCCCACAACCGCTCCCGAATCCGCACAGCATCATCCAGATGATCCAACGCCAACTGGGTTCGCAGCGCCTTACCGTCGATCGCGCGCGCACGTGACGCGTGCAAGGTCTTGGATCGGTCCCAGGCGTCGCCGAGTCCGGCTTGTTGGGCGATGCGGAGGACGCTGGTTCGGCCGACGTTGTGTTCTTTGGCGATGCTGCCGGCGGAGCGTTGTCCTGCTCCTTGGCGGATGGTGTTGAGGATGGCTTGTTTTTTGTCCTCGGGGAGTGGTGGAGGCATTGGGGGCTCTTGTCTCTGTGGTCTCGCTGCCTCCGGGACAGTCGAGTTGGTGTTTCTGTGTCGTCACCTGGACGGCGCAGTACCGGTTGACTGTGTGTGATGTTTTTCGGGTTTGTGTAGTGGATCTGCTGTCGCCCGAATGCCACGTGTGTGCTAATTGGCTTCTGGCCCGCGCTTTCGGTAAGCTATAGCGTATGGCGCCGCGCTAGTTCCCCCGCAACTACGAAGAGGCTGCGAGCTACCAACACATGGCTAAGTTCCGTTTGACGTGCACCGGTGTTGAACCACTGCTGATGCACAACGCCCGACTGTCTGATCCGCTTGACGATGTCTCGTTGCGAATCAAAAAGGTCAGCGCAAAAAGGAAGAAGACCGAGGACGACCACCACGAGATGGGGCGCCTAGAGCACTGGGGCAGTTTGTACATCGACGCGAAGTTCGGCCCGTTCATCCCCGGGCAGAACTTCGAGCGGATGCTCGTCGACGCAGCCAAGAAGATCAAGCTTGGTACGCAGGTCAAGCTGGCCGTTATCGTAGAAACGAACGTCAACCCGCTGATTTACCACGGTCCTCGAACTGTTGAGGGACTCTGGGAGGACAAGAACTACGTGCACAGGGCCAGCGCGAAGGTCGGGACCAGCCGGATCCAGCGCACTCGGCCGATCTTCCAGCAGTGGGAAGTAACCGCTGACGGGTTCATCGACACTGAGCAGATCAACCCCGCCGAATTCGATCAGATCGTCGACATCGCCGGGCGGCTCATCGGCCTGGGGGATTGGCGCCCAAGGTTCGGTCGCTTCCGTGGAAGCGTCGAGATGATCGACGGTGCCTGATGTCGCCCTTTGAGCCGGTAGGTGAGCTGGCCCGCTGGCGGGTCCTGTACGAGATGCTGCGGCCCATCCAACCTGATGGGGTTCTCTCCTACGAGGAGATGGCCGACGCGCTCACGTTGGATCCTGTGGCTGATAAGACCACCATCCAGCTGGCGATGCGCCGTGCCGCCCGTGAGCTTGAGGTGCGCGACAACCGCGCCGTGGACTCAGTGCGCAACGTTGGCTACCGGGTGGTGTTCGCGCCGGAACACCTCGAACTAGCGGAGCGCCATCAACGCAAAGCGCGCGGCGCCCTGGTCAGGTCCAGCAGCAAGGTCAAGCACGTAGACTTCGGCGCTCTAGACCAAGAGTCCCGCAAAGCATTCGAAGTGGTCAGGCGCGCCCTGAGCTGGCAACTCGAGCAAATGCACTATCTTGACCTGCGACAACAGGATCTCGAACAGGCCGTCGAATCTGTCTATGGTGCGGTCACTAGGACCAAAGCAGATGTCGACCGGCACGATGAACGCCTTGAAGAGCTTGAGCGGCGGATCGCCGAGCTAGGCAAGGATCAGTCTTCCAAGTCCGCTTGACTTGGAAGCTCGGCTCCGCATCGCATGTCTGTCGCGCGGCGGGGCACGGCTAGTCAGGGCCCGTCGAGGACCGACTCGGCTAGGCATGGGTATTCACTGGGTGGCCAGCAGGCACCGACGTGCGAGCCGTCGGCACCCACGAGCCGACTAGCGTCGGTTCAACGCCAGCGCGGCGAGTCTCCGCAGCGCCAGGCGGGGCATTGGCTAGGCAAGGCGGGTCACCGCTTGAGGTTGGGCGGCTAGCAGACACACCAGGTGCGAGTCCTGGGCGCCCACAACCACCTAATGGTGGTTCGCGATTGGGCCGGGTGTGGCGAGGCGCGGCGGGTCACGGCGAGGCATGACATGTCCGGGTGAGGCCCCGCTTGGCGCGGCAAGGGATTGACGGGGTGACTGGCAGCCATCGGGGTTCGAGGCCCCGACACCCACGATCACCGGAAGGTGGTCCACGGCTCGGCTACGCCGGGCTAGGTCGTGTCCTGTAAGTCGGCACGGAGCCACAACACGATCGCGGCGATGATGATCTCGGATCGGTAGTAGGCGGCGCGTTTGGCGTAGCGGG